GCGGATGTATCTTTACCCATATCGGATGGGTTGTGTGAGATGCTTAGCAATCAACGCACTGACTTTGGGTTTCAAGACTACGTAGCACCTCACCCACGCCCTGTTATGGGTAAGTATCAACCATACGCAATGGAACGCTTATCAAAGGTAGGCCGTAGGGTAATGAGGTTGGCTGCATTGTCGGAGGAACTACGATTGATGGACTTACGTAGGACAGGAGTGACACAGATGATTGATAAAGGTGTGCCAATTGGGCAACTTATGTCGGTGACAGGACACAATCATGTGTCTTCTGTGAAACCATACATGAAGCATACATATGATTCTGCAAATAATGCCTTGACACAAAGAAATGTCAGTGTACAATCGAGCGTAGTGAGTAACAAAGAAAGTAATATGTAATGAATATACTTAGTATTATAAATGATCTATCACTTGTTAATGGTGAGACAAGACGCATGTCCTGTCCTGTATGTAATACTAAGAACACTTTTACTGTTACAAATAACATGGGTTCCATCGTATGGAATTGTTATAAAGCAAGCTGCACTGCTGGTGGTGGTACACGTACATCACTGACTGCTGATGACATACGTAAGTCATTAGGACATGTTGCAGAAGAGACACACGCTGTAACATTCAGCAGACCTGAATGGTTTGTAAGAGACTACAAAAAGATTGCATCCTTCTGTGACCAATGGCAGTTAGATGCGCAAGACTTAGGGCTATTGTATGACGTGAAGGAACATCGTGTGGTGTTCCCTGTTGTACACGGTGGAGTTACAGTAGATGCCACGGGCAGATCACTGGGTAATCGTATACCTAAGTGGAAAAGATATGGTAAGAGTGTATTGCCATACGCTTTCGGACGTGGTAAAACTGCTGTAGTTGTTGAGGACTGCATAAGTGCTGCCGTTGTAGGTAGTGATGTATATGTCGGGGTAGCATTGTTAGGTACGTCCCTATCTAATGGACACAAACAGTACTTGTCGCAGTTCTCATCAGCTATAATTGCATTAGACCCCGATGCTTTACCCAAGACACTGCAATTTGCTAAGGAATTACGTAGCCACGTTGCCAACATCAAGGTACTACGACTAGACGATGACCTAAAATACCGACAGCCATCCGACATGGCAAACCTTTCAACACTAGGAGACTAACACATGGAACTATCACTCATTCGTAGCTTGATGGACAAAGAATTTTATGACGAACATCGTGGCTCACGTTGCCCTGATCGTTTGTTTAGTAAGGATGTGCGTAAGATCAAGCAGTCTATCGACTCAGCTATGGATCGTTACGAACGTACCGTAACACCAGCAGAGATTGAGGCGTTGTTCATGGCTAACAACCCTACCCTCACTACGGCACAGAGACAGGCGTACAGCCACCTGTTTCTTCAAGTAACTAAAGAAGCCCCGATGGGCAGTGACATTGCGCAGGAGGTGCTGTCTAAGCTGTTCCAACAGGTAGTAGGCGAAGACATTGCCAACCTTGGGTTCGACTATGTAAATGGTGACAAGACCAGCCTTGAGCCATTACGTCAGATGCTTGAGCAATACGGCGATGACTTTACACCTAACCTACGTATTGAGTGGGAAGACATTGACCTCGACACCATCATTGCAATGACAGACCTTGAGTCACAGTGGACATTCAACATACCTACGTTGACACGTAAGGTTGAAGGCATCAACGCTGGTCACTTGATTGAGGTAGGTGCACGGCCTAACACTGGCAAGACATCCTTCCATGCCTCACTGGTGGCTGGGCCGGGTGGCTTTGCATGGCAAGGTGCTAAGGTAGTTGTACTATGTAACGAGGAAGGCTACCACCGTGTCGCTCACAGGTATATAACTGCCGCAACTGGGATGGATAAGCACGAGATTGTTAAGCAGAAGCAGAAGGCTATGGAAATCTTTGCTAAGATCAGACCGAACATCATGTTCAAGGACGCAACGGGACGTGACATGAATTGGGTTGAGTCAGTATGCAAGTCATACAAACCTGACATTGTTATCCTTGACATGGGTGACAAGTTCTCACGTATGGCTGGCTTCTCACGACCTGATGAATCACTGAAGGCTAACGCTATACATGCACGACAGATTGCTAAGCAACAAGATTGTGCTGTGTTCTATATGTCACAGTTATCTGCGGAAGCAGAGGGTAAGGTTGTACTGAACCAAGCAATGATGGAGGGATCACGTACAGGTAAGGCAGCAGAAGCTGACCTTATGATTATGATCTCTAAGAACCCTACGGTAGAGGGACAGGAAGAAGAAGACAACCAACGTCACATCAACGTGGTCAAGAACAAACTGTCAGGTTGGCACGGTATTGTACACACCGACCTTGAGTACAAGATTGCGAGGTACGTATGTTAATAGAAGTAGCTGACCTAATACAATTTGGTTTACTTGCGTCAGTAGCTGTGTTACTTTGGGAGCAACACCTTCAGAAAAAAACTATAGAAAGATTTAGGGAGGGCATGATTGAATTAATAGACAAACACAACGAATTAGCAGACGCCTTCACAGAATTGGAGGAAGATGTATCTGAAATTGAGGAGGCAATACAGTGATTTCATACGAAGACATAGCTGCCTTTGCTGAGATGGCAGAAGAGGACGTACAAGCTGGGTATGTTTACGTAATTACAAATAAGGCATGGCCCGAATGGGTTAAGATAGGCAGGGCTATTGATGCAAACGACAGGCTACGTAGCTATCAGACAAGCTCACCACTTCGTGACTATTGGATTGTACACTCTGTACACTTTGATGATGTTAATGCAGCGGAGCGTAAGGCACATTTGATTGCGGCAAGGATTACCAGCACACCTTGGAACAAGGTTGATAACGGTGAATGGTTTAAGCTTACCGAACAACAGGCAAAAGATGTACTAAAGGAGGTGACAATTGATTAACGCAACATACATAGACCACATGGGTACTGACCTTACTGTAGTTAATGCAGCACGTGTTAGCTTTGGTAAGAAATCTGAGTACGTTACCTTAACAAAAGGTTTCCACTCAGGTGAAGCGACAGAAGAGTCACTATCAAGCCGTGACGTAAAGCTAATCCAATACCTAGCCAATCATAGCCATTATAGTCCATTCGGTCACTGCTTTGCATCCTTCCATGTCAAGGCTCCATGCTTTGTAGCACGACAGTTAGTCAAGCATAAATTTCTGCGTTGGAATGAGATCAGCCGTAGGTATGTCGATGATGAGCCTGAGTTTTACACACCTGATGTATGGCGTGGTAGGGCTGATGATATAAAACAAGGTAGTTCAGGTGAAGTTAAAGTTCCTTACTTAGTGCCACATGAGTTTAACAAGTCCGCCCTCTATGAGTACGAAACATTACTTGAGGCGGGTGTATGTCCTGAGCAAGCACGTATGGTATTACCACAGTCCACCATGACTGAGTGGTACTGGTCAGGTAGCCTTGATGCCTTTGCTGATATGTGTAAGCTAAGGTGTGCCACTGACACACAGGCAGAGACACAAGAGGTAGCTTGGGACATATACTTTCAAATGGAAAAGCTATTCCCTGTGTCGTGGATAGCATTGATTGAGGATGCTTACTGATATGAAGTTCACTAACACAGACCCCGGTGGCTGCACAATTACTCTAGAGTTTAATGCTGACAACATGGACATGCAGGAGGTGTTGCAATACTTTACGTACTTCTTGAGGGGGTGTAGCTACACTATAGACGCAGACCAATACCTATCGGTTGAACAAGATGACTAATGAGATTTATATTAAAGGAGAAACAGAATGACTGATCTATGCCCTTCCTGCAGAGAACCTTTGGATTACCCGTCAGGTGATGGTTGTGCTGCGATGACTGAACACAAGGAACCAACGAATAACAAAGGGTATTACTTCGATGTAGAGAAAGTAGTAGAACATGAGGATGGTTCAGCTACCTACACGTTTGACATGAGCTATGACACCAGAGAGATGTTTGTAGAAGATGGTATCAGGCTAGTGTTGATGTGTGCTGTAGCAGAAATCAGTGTAGGTGAGGCTTTTGATATGCTCAATAAGATTGCAGAGGAGAAACAGAATGACTAACATGACTAAAGGAGAAGAACTAAGGGCTGCTTATGCTGCTGCTTATGCTGCTGATGCTAAACGTGATGCTGCTGCTGATGCTGCTTATGCTGCTGATGCTGCTGCTAAACGTG